TCTCGGAAGACTACCCCAAGCCTCTCGTTGCTAACTTTATCGATGTAGCAGCACGCGACTTAGCAGAAGTAATGGCTCCACTTCCATCATTTAACTGCTCTGCTGTCAATATGGTCTCTGATTCTGCACGCAAAGCGGCAGATATGCGTACCCGCATCGCTAATTCCTACGTCACAGGCTCTGAACTACAACTCCAGATGTACTCTGGAGCAGATTGGTACAACACCTATGGAATGTTGCCAGCCATTGTAGAAGTAGATTACGAGACTAACAACCCACGCATCCGTCTGCTTAATCCTTTCGGCGTATATCCAGAGATGGACCGCTTTGGTAGAACAATCTCACTTACTCAAATCGTACAAACAGATACAGAATCCCTTGCTGCCCAATATCCTGAGTTCTACTCAGAGATTATGGGCAAGAATATGTACACACAAGGCTCACCCCTTATCTCACTTGTGCGTTATCACGACAAAGACCAAGATTTAATCTTCCTTCCAGAGCGTCAGAACCTTGTTCTTGCTAACATACCTAACGCGCTAGGTAAATGCTTAGCATCTGTTGTGGTTCGTCCATCTATCGATGGAGAAGCACGTGGACAATTCGATGATGTGCTCGCAGTACAACTCGCTAGAGCACGCTTTGCAGTCCTACAGATTCAAGCAGCAGAGAAATCCATCAACGCTCCTATTGCTATTCCGCAAGATGTACAAGAACTTGCCCTTGGACCTGATGCCATTATGCGCTCGTCCAATCCACAGGCTATCCGTCGTGTTCCTATCGAATTACCACCAGGAGTCTTTACAGAATCTGGTGTGCTAGAGCGCGAACTTCGTATGGGCGCTCGTTATCCAGAGACTCGAAGCGGTGATGTATCCGCATCTGTTATCACAGGACGAGGCGTACAAGCCCTCCAAGCAGGCTTTGATACTCAAGTACGTGCAGCACAGGCACAATTCGCACGCTTGTTTATGGAACTTGTTAACCTCTGCTTTGAAATGGATGAGGTTATCTTTGGTTCAATGACTAAGACCATCAAAGGAAACGATGATGGCACCCCGTACACAATTAAATACGTTCCAAACCGCGACATTAAGGGTGAGCACGGCGTAGATGTGCGCTACGGCTTGATGAGTGGTATGGACCCCAATAGAGCCATCATCGCATTACTACAGATGCGTAGCGATAAGTTGGTATCACGTGACTATGTACGTCGTGAAATCCCGATGGAGTTAAATGTTACCCAAGAAGAACAACGTATTGACATTGAAGAGATGCGTGATTCTTTGCGTGTTGCTGTTGCTCAGTATGCACAAGCAATTCCCGCGCTTGCAGCACAAGGCCAAGATCCTTCTCAGATTATTGGAAGAATTGCTACAGTCATACAAGGTCGTCAAAAGGGTCTCCAACTCGAAACGATAGTTGAGAAGGCTTTTGCACCTGAACCACAACCTGAAATTCCAGCGGCAGGTATGGCCCCCGTTCCTGCCTCGCAGCCAACTCCAGAACAAATGGGTGCGGCCCCTGCTGCTGGACCACAAGTTCCGCAAGGAAGACCCGATATCGCAACGTTGCTTGCGTCTATTGCAGGCTAAGGAGGTGCAACAATGAAACCAAAGGCAGCAAAGCCAGCAAAGGCTGTAGCAGCAAAACCACTTATGGGAAAGAAGGATACTTCTAAGCCAGCAGGACCAGGCAAAGTAGTAGTCCCTTACGTTCCAGCAGGTCGTAAAGGCAAGAAGAAGTAGTTTTAATCGAGAGGACAGAGCGTGCAACAAGATCCTGATTATGTACCACGCTCTGTTCGTCTCGCTGACGTTTTAGTAGTATTTGCAGGATTCTTTCACAACTTAGTGGTAGCACTTCACACATTTGCTGAAGAGATACTCGATGTAGCCACATATAACGCAATTAGAAATGCTCAAGTTAATAAGGCTTGGGAACAGTTCGCACAAGATTTAGAAACGATGGAGGATAACAATGGCTGAACCAGTGAACCCTTTGGCTGGAGTATCAGGTCCAGGTAAGTTCTCTGTCAGAGACGATATTCCTTCATCATCCTATGGAGAAGGTGTTGAGACCGCCGCTATTAAGGCAGGTGCTCCACTAGCAAAGACAGCAGATGTACGCCCAACCTCTTTATCAGCACAAGGTATGGCTCCAAGTCAGATGGAAAAGATTACGCCACTATATGCGCCATCACAACGTCCTGACGAGCCTATTACCGCAGGAAGTATTATGGGTGCTGGCCCTGGGCCAGAGGCTTTAGGTATGAATGCAGTAGCGCCTCGTGAAAAACTATCTGATATTTTATCAAGAATGCTTCCATATGACACCACTGGTGAAGTTGCAGTGCTATATCAGCAGGCACTATCGGTAGGTAATTGATGTCAGAGAATCTAAAAGCAGCGGCATTTGCTGCGGGGTTATCTGACAAAGAACGAGCAGAAGTAGAAGCTCTTAATAAAGCCCTTGGCGTACACCGTGAATTGTCTAATTTGCCACAGAATGTTGCACAGCGTCAGTATGGCAAGTTGACTGACAACCAAAAAGAATCACTCAAGCAAAACTTTGGCGAATCTAGCCCACTTGAGCAGCCTAAGCGTGGTTGGTTGGGTACAGCGTGGCATTATTCCATTGGCGGTCTACTCAACGTAGCCCAAGAACTATCAGATCTTACCACTCGTACTTATCGTGCAGCGGTAATTCCTATAATGGAGCGCAAAACTTTAGGTTTTGCTTGGGATGAAGCCAATGATAAGGGCGATAAGATATTTAATCCTAATCGTTTGGCTGATGCTCGCCGTAAATTTGGCAGCGTTCAGACTGAAGTGGCAATGAAGGTCTCACAAAGAGTTCCATATTCACAACTTATCAAAGATTACGCAGATAATCCAGAAGCTCTCAAGTATATCCAGTTAGGTTTTAACAAGGCTGGCACACCCGAAGAGCAAGATGTGATGAAAGATGCAATCCTTTTCGTAGATTCTGCTAAGTATTCACCAGGTCGTCAGTTTGCAAACATTATTGATGCCATTACACCAGGCAAGTTAGTTGAAAATGGTTTTGCGTATAGACTTACATCAGGCGTTGTTGATGCTGCGTGGAGACTTGGAACAGATCCAACCCTTGTTGTAGGTAAAGCCAAGCGTCTTATTGATGTAAAAAAATATGCACTTGATGTAGTCATTGGCGGAAACAAGGTAGATGAAGTTTTCCAGAGCCAAGGAGTTGTAAACTTCTGGGATCGCTACGGTGCAGTACTCAATAAATACGACACTGCTGTTAAGTCTAACAAGACAGCCGAAGCAATGGCTGCTCGTAATGAACTCAAAGCGATTGCACCTGAGTTTGGACCAGCAACTATCAAATCTTTCCTTGATGCTGACATTCCAGTAACCAATGCTGCTACTGCTAAGGCTTTCTTCCAAAACGCCAAGCAGGTAGATGAGGTTCTTAAGGGTCAGATTGGTCGTCGCAGACCACTGATGCCAAGGCTAGATGTTGCTCGCCGTACTCGCATCAGAGCAGTAACCACTGGAAACAAACTTCTTAACTTAGACCGTGTTGGTCCAGACCTTGTAGATGATATGTTCTTTGGAGTGGCAGCTACAGATGATGGCATTGCTGAAAGAATTGTCAATAATCAAAAAGAAATTGTCACTATTCTCAAAGGCGATAGCAAAAGTAAGGGTGTAGGTCGCCTGTCATCGGCAATGATTAAGACTCGCATTGATAGATTCAAAGGCAAGTTTACGGCAATCCCATTCTTCGCAGATAATGTATTTGATGTTACATCCAAAGATGCCTCAGATAAGATTTATAGACTCTCGCGTCTAGTTATGCCACAGCGCGAATCCAAGTTACTTGCACAAGCATTTGAAAACATTGATGATGTAGGTCGTCGTAAAGACATTTACTACGGAATCATAGGAACTATTGGCGATTATCGCGGCATTACTATTACCGCTGAAGGTCAAGTTATTAACCGTCAGATGCTTGGCCTAAGACCACCAATTTTTGCTGCTGACGATGTCAATGGTGTCAACCCATCTAAGGCTTTAATCAATGGCAAAGAGGAATCTATTGCCTTGATTCCATCAGATTTATCACCATTTGTGTCGGCCCCGTCTATTCGTGATATCGATAGAGCAGCAGCTCGTACTGGTTTAGTGCAAAGATTTGCTGGTTTGGCTCACAAAGACTGGGTTGAGAAGATGACTTCATACTGGTCATTCTTTACCCTTGCTGGACCACGTTATGCTATTCGTAACGCAACAGAGGACCTAATGGTCCATCTTGCTATTGGTGAATCACCTTGGGGACTTGCCAAGTCTCGCTTCCTGTCAACTCGTCTACGCACGGTACGTCAGGTTGAGAATGGTCTAACCAAGTGGGAAGCACGTGGCAATGATCCACTCGGTCTGGTAATGCGTCTTGTCAATAAGGATGAGTCTGAAGTTTACGCAACACGCATCAAAAAGGCTATGGATGATGGTGGCGGAATTAAAGAAGTACGTACCATTATGGCTCAAGCAGTCAACGAAGGAAAGATAAATCGTTTCTACAAGACTGTTGGTCTAGGCAAGATGATGGAAGCAGATAAAGCTGCTCTTGCTAAACAGATTATTCACGGTGATTTAGACAATGCCCTTATGGATGTTGTTGAAGGCGGCAAGCAATCCTTTACAGGGCTTGATTACACAACCCGTTCTTTAGCGAAGGTTCGCAAGAATCGCGTTCGCAATATGGAACTTAAGATGGAATACCCAGCGGGAATCCGTCGTGGCAAAGGCGCTAAGGGCTTTGGGCCAATGGTTCCTTGGGTTGATGAAGCAAGCCGTGTATCGTGGATGATGCGTATTAACTACTACGCCAATGACAATCTAGGTGCTATTGCTGTTGCTAATCTTGACAAAAAAGAAGTGGCAGTGCCGCTTATTGCTAAGTGGTTTGAAGAACATCCAGAAATTTACAAGCAGTTCCGTTGGAAGAACGCAGATGTTTCTGTAGAGGAGCACGCAGGTAAAGTCTATGATGCAGCCCGTCAGTTGTTCTCAAAGAAGAACGGCGATCTAAACTTAGAACTGCTTGACAAAGTTCGCACCATTGGCGACGATGGTGCATATAAGGTCTCTGGTCGTATGACTATTGATGACCTTCCAATGACAGAGGCTGATTCTCCGCGCCTTATTGTTGGCCCAGCACTTGTTGCTGTATCTGACAGTGGTAACTACACAGCATCTCTAATGGAGTGGGGATGGGATTGGCTAGGCGAAGCCAATGCTCGTCTATCACGTGAGCCTATGGTGCTTGCTGAGATGATTAAACTTCGCAAACAGTTTGAGAAGAGTGGATTTGAGCAAGCCTTTATCAAAGCGCACCTTCGTGGGGTAGACCCAACGGATGCAAAGAAGGTAGAGAAGGCAACTAATGTTGCCCAGCGTAAACTTTCTGAGATTGTAGAAGATAGAGCAAGACTTCAGACTTTGGCTTATGTAGATAATCCGATGGTCCAGAGCCAGTTTGCTTTCTCTATCCGCAACTTTGCTCGTTTCTATCGTGCAACTGAAGACTTCTATCGACGCTTGTATCGCGTTACTCGATATAACCCAGAGGCTTTCCGCAAGATTGCACTTACCTATGAAGGCATTACCCATTCTGGTTGGGTCGTCAAAGACGATCAAGGCGAACCATACTTCATCTATCCTGGTTTAGAGCCTGTCTATAAGGCAGTGCAGTTTGCAATGCAAGGATTGGGCGTAGGAGCAGAGTTTAAGACTCCACTTCCAGTTCAGTTCGGTGCAGATTTGCGTATGATTACACCATCTGCTAACCCTGAATCTTTGATTCCTACATTCGCAGGTCCACTTGCTGGTGTATCTATGAAGTTCTTAGCGAACGTTGTTAATATCTGGTCGCCAGGCGCTGCCGATACAATCGAGCGTGTAACTCTCGGCAAGTACGCAGTAGATCAACCTATGCTTTCAGCATTCTTACCAGCTCACGTCAACCGTATCTACGGTGCAATGAACCGTGATGAGCGTGACGGTCAGTATGCCTCTGCTTGGCGCAAGGCTGTCACCTATCTTGAGGCTGGCGGTCACGGTATTCCTAAGCGTTATGATGAAGACAACAACCTTATTCCACCAACTGCTGCAGAACTTGAAGCCTACAGAGTCCGTGTCAAGAATACAACAATCAGCATTCTTGGACTGCGTGCAGTTCTAGGCTTCTTTGCACCAGCAGCACCACAAACTCAACTTAAGAGTGATATCAACCAATGGGTTCGTCAGAGTGGTGAGGCTAACTTCAAGCAAGTTTGGTATGGCTTATTAGACCAATATGAAGGCGACTACGACGCTGCTATGACTAAATGGGTAGAACTCTTCCCAGACCAGATGCCGTTTACTATCTCTGAATCTGAGCGTAAGACTGTTGCTTACTTCCGTTATGCCGAAGAGTCTGGTGACTTTGTAGACCAGAACCAATCGCTATTTAAGGCATATCCACAAGGCGCGGCATTCCTGATTCCACATAAGTCTGGTTTCTCTTGGGATGCCTACAAGACTATGACCGATATGGGTCTACGTCAGAACAAGCGTGTTGATGACCACCTACGTGAGGTGCAAACAGCAGCAGATTTACAGACATACTTTGACCGTCGTGATAAGTATGAAGCAGATCTTGAGAATGTTGGTACTGATTATGAACGCTCTTTACTTCGTAAGGATTTCAATGAGTGGAAGACGGGCTTCTTTGCTGGTCGACCATTAGTTCAAGAAGAACTTGCACAAGGTAGCCAAAAGGCTATCGACAGGCTCAATGCTCTTAATGACCTAGAGGCAATGCTTGGCGACAAATCTGTCAGAGTAAAGCCACAGCTTCGTTCTGTGTTAAGCGAGATGCTGCAGACCTATAAAGACTATAAGAGTGAAAAAGATTTGTTCCAAAACTTCCCAGGTGGTTCAGTCCTACAGGATGCTGCAAAGGAACAGGCAGTGGTAAAAATACGTAAATTGGCTGAATACAACGAGAATACTCAGAGTGCGTATAACTTGCTTTTCGCACGATTGTTAGGAGAATAGAGTGGCACAATCTCTAACTCAGTACCTCCAGAGCCTTGCTGATGCAAGCCCTGAGCAGAGACTGACTATTGCTAATTATCTAAAGAAGGCTGGTTTCTATACTGGCAAAGTTAGTGCGGATTTCAACACTCGACTCATTACTGCTGTAAGTAAGGCAGACCAAGAGATTGACCAACTTAAACCATTCATTGGCGATATTGACAGAACCACTTACTATGTCCAAAAGGCTAAAGAGAATGCAGCAGAAGGTGGTGGCGATGGCAAGGTAACTCGCCAACGTTATATCTCAACTGAGCAAACCATCTCTAAGACTCTTGATGATATTGCTAAGGACTTACTTGGTCGTGCTCTAACTGACAAAGAAAAGTCTAAATACGCAAAGCGTCTTCAACAAGAACAGCGCAAGGCAACATCAGATGTTGTTACATCGTACACATCTGGCGGTATGGCTACCTCAACTGGTGGCCTAGATGAAGGCCAGTTCCTTATAGATCAGATTTCACAGACAGATGAAGCCAAGGCCAACAGGGTATTGGAAGGTTATGACGTTATGTTGCGTTTGCTAGGAGGTCTACGATAATGGCTCGTCCTGAAGGAACGTATACAAGTCAAGTATTTAATTTTGGTGTAGATAAAAACATACCTTTTGGCTTTGTTGATGTTGTCTTTGACAAATCTGGCAACGCTGTAGGGTTTGAAAAGGATGGAAAGTTCTATAACCTTGGAGAAAAATTGCCTAAGAAGGCAGCCAAGAAAGAACTTACATCTGAGCAATTAAGCAAAAAGAAAGACTTACTTGATAGAAAATTAAACCTTTTACAGACGCAGGCATCTAATACCAATATAAGCGAAGCCGAAAGAAATCGTTATATTGCTGAGTTTAGAAAAACTCAAGATGAATTAAGCGCTACAGAAAAGTCGTTTCTTGAAACTCAGGTTCGTGAAGGCAAAGTAAACGAAGCAGAAGCAGAGCAAAAGGCTGCTGATACTTTGAGATTTGATGTTCGCAGACTAGAAGAACGTAGAGATCTTCTTTCTAAATTAGGCAAATCTACCCTAGAAGTAGATAATCTAATAAAGCAAAAGAATACAGAACTTACTGGTATACAAAAACCAGAAGACATTAAGTATGCTCCAATACCTGGGGTTCCAGTATCTTCTCGACCATTTGGTGGCGGGGCTATACCTGGAATGAAGACTTCTGGCACCTTAGCTGCTGGTACCTTGCCTGCTGCTGGCGGTGTAGTCAGTGGCGCAACTGGTGG